GGACGATAAATGGAAAAAAGAAACAATCCGAAACACATCGGAAGCCCAGTTTCGTGCTGAATTTGAATGTGAGTTTCTTGGGTCAATCCTTACTCTTGTAGCCCCTTCAAAACTCAAGGCAATGCACTACAAACGACCGATGCAAGAGCGTGAGGACGGATTGAAGGTCTACCATGAGCCGATTGAGGGACACCAGTATTTCATGGGTGTGGATGTGGCACGCGGGCAAGAGTTGGACTACCACGCGGTCACAGTTATTGATATTACAGAGGCTCCGTACAAAGTGGTCGCACAATATAAAAATAATCAAATCGCACCTTTCCTTCTACCGAACCTTTTGTATGCGATGGCGACAAGGTACAACAACGCTTACGTTCTGACCGAAGTAAATGACATCGGGCAGGAAATTGTTGATATTATGCACAACGAAATGGAATATGAAAATCTACTAGTCACCACGGTGCGTGGGCGAAAAGGACAAGTAATGGATGGTGGCTTCGGCAACTATCAAGTTCAGCAGGGTGTTCGCATGAGTCCCAAGGTGAAGCGTGTCGGATGCACGATGCTCAAAGAGATGATCGAGCAAGACAAACTTTTGATCGAGGACTATGATATTATCAATGAACTCTCGGCATTTGTGGCAAAGAAGGGATCATATGAAGCAGAAACCGGACACCACGATGACTTGGTGATGACACTTGTGCTTTTTGCTTGGACATCGACACAACCATATTTCAAAGATTTGACAGACATAAATATTCGAGACAAACTCTATCGTGAAAAAATTGAAAAAATGGAAGAAGAATTAACACCTTTTGGTTTTATGGATGTCGGACTTGACTTGGAGTTTACCGATAATGACGGGACTACATGGAAAGTGATTGATGAGGACGATGGCTTCTCTAATGTCGGCATTTGATAGATAAATTAGTATCAAGGAGAATCATTTATGGCATTTCAAGTCAGCCCCGGTGTTGAAGTAAAAGAAATCGATTTGACGACCATTGTTCCCGCAGTCTCAACCACTGCGACAGGGTTTGCAGGTTTCTTTGAATACGGACCCATTGGACAACGAATTACAGTTAATAACGTCAACGATCTTCGGAGACTCTTTCGTGATCCGTCAAATTTGAACGCATCATCGTGGTTTACCGCAGCAAACTTTTTGGGCTACGGCGGCAATCTTAAGGTTGTTCGTGTAGTTGACGAAGTTACATCCAAAAACGCAGGTGATTCAACCGGCTTCTTGGTTAAAAACGAGGATCATTACGAAACATTTGCAAGTGTTGATGGTATTGCTCCTGCTTCACTTGGTGGAAACAACTATGTGGCTAAGTACGCTGGTGGTTCCACAGTTGATAATACTAAACTTTATGGTAATTCTCTGAAAGTTTCGGTTTCTAACAGAACCGAAGTGCCGTTACAACTTATCGATGGTAATTTATCCGTCCCAGCGGGCGAGTTGAACGGATTTACTTTAGGAAATCCTGATCCAGCACCCGGAGCAAATGACTTAAGATTCTTCTTCTTACCAACCGGTGGCACAACTGCAAACGCACAGGTCAACGAAGATGTCTTGCGTGTCGGTGCTAATAATAGAACAATCACGGGAATCACCCAAGGATTTGCAGGTCTTGATGTCACCCTTACCAACGCTGGATTCTCGAATGGTGCGCATATCGCATCAAGTGTTCCACAACTTCTGGTGCTGGACACAACGCTTGAACAAAGTAGTGTTCCAACTGATGGGTCAGCGTTAGTTAGACTTCTTGGTGGTGCGACACTTGCAACGGGGGTCACCGCCTCATACGCGACTATCACTGGTGTTTCTCTTGATAGTGAAAGCAAAGTTAAAGGTATCTCTCTTGGAAACACCTTCGCAGGATTCAGAGGATCAGTGTTGCTGCCATCAACGTCTAAGTTTGACATCGTTGGTTCCGTCGCTGTTGGATCTACACAAAGTGGACAGGCAGGCAAAACATCTGGATTTATCAGGTGGAGATACGCTGATAGTTTCCAAACAATCCTTCCCGACTCATCCGACACCGCAGTTGCCGCTGGTTGTTCATTCGACCTTGTAAACATTGCTGTTATTGATGAGGATGGATTCTTTACAGGAACTAAAGAGTCAGTGCTTGAAACTTTTGATGGTGTTTCTGTTGCTCAGAACGCTAAAGATAGTCTCGGACGATCACTGTTCTATCCAACAAGAATTAACGAAACTTCACAATTCATTTGGTGGGGTGATCACGTTGATGACGACAACGGACAATCTGATGGTGCGCCGTGGGGTACAAACGCCTCCTCAACAATCACAAATGGTAAGTATATTCAACTGAATAAAAACTTCTATGCCTCACTTTCTGGTGGTCGTGCTGATAAACCACTCGGTGGAGACTTCTTCACTAACGGTTACGAATTGTTCGAGGATTCTGAGACAGTAGATGTTTCATTGCTTCTTGGAGGTGACCTTGAAGGAACCCAAGCCAAGAACATCGTTGATATTTGTGACAAGAGAAAAGACTGTGTTGCTTTCCTTTCTCCCCCAAGACTCGCTTTGTTGACAAGCACTGATGCACCTAGAGATGCAAAAGTTCAAACAGCAAACATTGTTGCATATCGTAAGGGTGAAAATGCAGGACCAAACGGTGGCTCTGAGGATTACTCAACAAATAACTTGAATGTTTCATCCTCTTACGCGATGCTTGATTCTGGTTACAAGTATCAGTTTGATAGATTCAATGATGTTTTCCGTTATGTTCCATTGAATGGTGATGTCGCAGGTATCGCTGTGCGTTCTGACTTCGCCACTGAAACATGGTTCTCACCCGCAGGTTTCAACCGTGGTCAAGTTAGAGACATTGTTAAACTCGCATTGAATCCGAAGAAACCACAAAGAGATGATCTTTACCTTAATGGAATCAACCCTGTTGTTTCCTTCCCCGGTCAAGGCACTGTTCTCTTTGGTGATAAAACACTGCTTTCCAAGCCAAGTGCGTTTGATAGAATTAATGTTCGTAGATTGTTTATCGTTCTTGAGAAAGCGATTGCTACGGCTGCTAAGTTTAGCCTCTTTGAGTTCAATGACTCATTCACTAGAGCGCAGTTTAAGAACTTGATTGAGCCATTCTTGCTCGATGTTCAAAGCCGTCGTGGTGTGATTGACTTTAAGGTTGTTTGTGACGAAAGCAATAACACACCAGAGGTTATCGATAGAAACGAATTTGTCGCTGACATCTTCATCAAGCCTAACCGTTCTATTAACTTCATCACTCTCAACTTCATTGCGACTCGAACAGGTGTAAACTTCGACGAAATCGCTGGGGTAGTCTAATATAAATAACTCTAGGAGAAATAAATGAATATTGACAATTTCAAAACCGCAGTAGGTGGTGGCGTACGAAACGCCCTCTTTAGAGTGAATGGAAATATCGGAGCGCAGGCTGCTGACAATAACGTAAGTTTTTTATGCACCGCCGCTCAGTTACCAGCCTCAACGGTTGGACAGGCACTTGCCCCATTTAGGGGAAGAAACATCAAAATTCCTACTTCGAGAACTTTTGAAGATTGGACAATTACAATTCTTTCTGACAGAGGTATGACTCTGAGAAGTAAATTTGAACAGTGGTTGGATTCAATCAATGGTGCTGTGTCTAATGTTGAGGATGTTGAAAATTCCGTAACTAATTTTGACGCAACCGTTTTCACCGACTGGTATGTTGATCAACTGGATAGAAGTGGTAAAGCAATTAAATCTTACAAGTTTAAGTATTGCTACCCCGCAAGTATTTCCTCTGTTGATTTGAATGCTGCCGATGAAGAATTACAATCCTTTAATGTTACTCTCGCGTATTCATACTTTGTCACCACTGGTGTGAATACTGGAGGTAATAACGCTGCTGGAATCCCCGGTAGTGGTATCGCCGCAACTGAGTAATAAAGGATGAAACATTATGCCTGTTGAACTATTTGGTATTTCAATAGGGAGAGCGAAAAAGGAAGCATTAGCAACTCAACAGCCAATTGAGAAAAAGGCAGCATCTTTCGTTACCCCTGATCTCGACGATGCTTTACCAGTTGACGCTGGTGGGTATTTTGGTGTAGGTATTGATCTTGATGGGTCTTTACGTTCGGAGTCACAATACATTGCAAAATACAGAGAGATGGCAATGCACCCAGAAGTGGAGCAAGCCGTCGAAGATATCTGTAATGAAGCGATTGTAAATAGTGACACTGAAAGATACCCCGTATCTGTAAACATCAACAATAAAACTACACCAGATACAGTTAGAAGAAACATTGAAAAAGAATTTGCCACAGTGCTAAAACTTCTTGATTTCAATAATAAAGGGTTCGAGATTTTTAGAAGATGGTACATTGATGGCAAAGGCTACTACCACATGATTGTTGATAAAAATAATACCAAAAAAGGTGTTATTGAGATGCGACCAATTGATGCTTCTAAAATTAAGAAAATTGCAAAAGTTGAAAAACAGACTGATCCAAAAACTGGTGCTAAAAAAGTAACTGGCGTAAAAGAAGTTTATGTTTTTAGAGAAAAGCCAAATGACTCATCAGCCATTGAGATTGCCCCAGAGGCAATCAATTATTTTCCTTCTGGCTTGTTTGATCCATCTAGAACAAGGGCTATTTCCTATCTTCAAAAAGCAATCAAGCCACTCAATCAACTTCGCATGGTTGAGGATGCGACCGTTATTTACAGACTATCGCGTGCGCCAGAACGAAGAATCTTCTATGTTGACGTTGGCTCTCTTCCAAAAAATAAAGCGGAGCAGTATGTTCAAGGCTTGATGAATCGGTACAGAAATAAACTTGTCTATGATGCAAATACTGGTGAGATTAGAGATGATCGAAAGTTCATGAATATGCTTGAGGATTATTGGTTCCCTCGTCGTGAAGGTGGCAAAGGCACTGAGGTTTCGACCCTTGACGGTGGACAGAACTTAGGCGAAATGGAAGATGTGTTGTATTTTGAAAAGAAACTTATGAAGTCTCTTAATATCCCGATGTCTCGATTAGAAGCCGATACAGGTTTTAACTTAGGCAGAGCATCGGAGATTAGCCGTGATGAACTAAATTTTCAGAAGTTTATTAGTCGATTGAGAAACAAATTTAATCTTCTTTTCCTTAACGCTCTCCGCGTACAGTGTATTCTTAAAGG